ATGGCGCTGTCTGATGCGTGGTTGCGTTCAGTCGTTGGAAAGGAACGTGATAAGGTTTTGGTTAAATCCGATCGTGATGGTCTGTCTGTTAGAGTATCACCGAAAGGTCGCGTAGTGTTCCAATATCGTTATCAGTGGGCGGGGAAAGGTGAGCGTCTTGATATCGGAACTTACCCGGCAACTGGACTAAAAGAGGCCAGAGAAGAAGTTATCCGTCTTCGTGGTGAACTCGAGTCAAACCGCAATCCACGATTGGTCAAGCTGGCAGAAAAACGTAAAGCTACTGAAGCCATGACGGTAGAATCTGTGATCCGTGCTTGGTATGAAGCATATTGTGTAAAAAATAAAAAAGGTTCTGAACAGATACTCCGCTCGTTTGAGCTGCACCTGTTCTCTAAAATCGGGAATATCCCTCACGATGCAGCTACATTGCATGATTGGTTAGAAGTCCTGGAGCCTCTTAGCACTAAGACTCCAGCAATAGCAGACCGATTGCTAATTAACGCAAAGCAGGCCCATGTCTGGGCGTATAAGAGAAAGCTCATTGAAACTCGCCCGCTGTCGGATATCACGGGTAAAGATATGGATATCCGTAAAGGTCAGAAGAAACGGTTTCTGACACATGATGAAATTAAAATCCTTTATGCTGCGATCGATGGTTCTCGAATGGTTCCTAAATACCGGGCCTTCATTAAACTATTGCTGCATTTTGGTTGCCGTAGTTCAGAGCTAATTACTGCCAAGGTGGACGATTTTGATTTCATTAATAAAATATGGACTGTACCACCAGAACGACATAAGACAGGGGATATAACAGGCGAACCGCTAAAGCGGCCCATTATTGAACCGGTTGAAGAGCTTATAAAATACGTTATCTCTATGAACAACGGTTCCGATATGCTTTTTACTAAGGAAGGAAGCAGGGAACCAGTTGGTCGGACATCATTGCAGTCGCTGCCTTACAATTTAATGCAGTACGCATGGCGGCGTTTGGGGTATCAATTTCCTCATTGGTCTCTTCATGATTTGAGACGAACAGCACGAACAAACTTTTCTGATCTTACTGCGCCTCATATTGCTGAAATAATGCTCGGTCATAAACTGCCAGGTGTATGGCAAGTTTATGTAGTGGCACACTGAATTTGGCCACCTGAACAGAGGTGATATGCTCACCTCAGAACAACACAGGTGCTCCAATGAAAAAAAGAAATTTCAGCGCAGAGTTTAAACGCGAATCCGCTCAACTGGTTGTTGACCAGAACTACACGGTGGCAGATGCCGCCAAAGCTATGGATATCGGCCTTTCCACAATGACAAGATGGGTCAAACAACTGCGTGATGAGCGTCAGGGCAAAACACCAAAAGCCTCTCCGATAACACCAGAACAAATCGAAATACGTGAGCTGAGGAAAAAGCTACAACGCATTGAAATGGAGAATGAAATATTAAAAAAGGCTACCGCGCTCTTGATGTCAGACTCCCTGAACAGTTCTCGATAATCGGGAAACTCAGAGCGCATTATCCTGTGGTCACACTCTGCCATGTGTTCGGGGTTCATCGCAGCAGCTACAGATACTGGAAAAACCGTCCTGAAAAACCAGACGGCAGACGGGCTGTATTACGCAGTCAGGTACTTGAGTTGCATAACATCAGCCATGGTTCTGCCGGGGCAAGAAGCATCGCCACAATGGCAACCCTGAGAGGCTTCAGAATGGGGCGCTGGCTTGCCGGCAGGCTCATGAAAGAACTGGGACTGGTCAGTTGCCAGCAGCCTGCGCACCGTTATAAACGAGGTGGTCGTGAACATGTCACTATCCCGAATCACCTTGGGCGGCAGTTCGCAGTGACAGAGCCAAATCAGGTATGGTGCGGCGACGTGACGTACATCTGGACGGGGAAACGTTGGGCATACCTTGCCGTTGTTCTCGACCTGTTTGCAAGGAAACCGGTAGGTTGGGCAATGTCGTTCTCTCCGGACAGCAGACTGACCATCAAAGCGCTGAAAATGGCCTGGGAAATCCGCAGTAAACCAGCCGGGGTAATGTTCCACAGCGATCAGGGCAGCCACTATACAAGCAGGCAGTTCCGGCAGTTACTGTGGCGTTACCAGATCAAACAGAGTCTGAGTCGACGAGGAAATTGCTGGGATAACAGCCCGATGGAGCGCTTCTTCAGGAGTCTGAAAAACGAGTGGATACCGGTGACGGGTTACATGAACTTCAGCGATGCTGCCCATGAAATAACGGACTATATCGTTGGGTATTACAACGCGCTCAGGCCGCACGAATATAACGGTGGGTTGCCACCAAATGAATCGGAAAACCGATACTGGAAAAACTCTAAAGCGGTGGCCAGTTTTTGTTGACCACTACATTATGACAAGAGTGATTATCTAGAAGAACAGCGTAAAGCCTACCAGGCATGGTGGGAGAGAGTTGAATCGATTGTTACTTGTACTCGTTCAGGCTCGAAATGATATTTTGCGTAGCTAGAACGCAATCAAATCTAGCAGTCCGCTTTGTTCGGAGTTCGGACATTATGAGTTGGCAAGTAAAGTAGCTTGCTAGGAAGCCGGATTTGCACGGTCGGTATAATAAGATGTAACCCCTTGCCTTCATTTACTCGAATGAACGTGCACATTGGATAGGAGGAAAAGGAATGCAATTCATTACCAACGGCCCTGATATTCCTGATGAGCTTTTGCAGGCGCACGAGGAAGGGCGCGTTGTGTTCTTCTGTGGAGCAGGCATTTCCTACCCTGCTGGTTTACCTGGTTTCAAAGGGTTGGTAGAACTAATTTACCAGAGGAACGGAACAACACTTTCAGAAATTGAGCGTGAGGTTTTCGAGCGTGGGCAATTTGACGGCACATTAGATTTGCTGGAACGGCGCTTACCAGGGCAGCGTATAGCCGTCCGACGCGCGTTGGAAAAAGCCCTTAAGCCAAAGCTCCGTCGTAGGGGCGCTATTGATACTCAGGCGGCGCTGTTACGTTTAGCCCGTAGCCGCGAGGGTGCCCTTCGATTGGTCACTACCAACTTTGACCGTCTCTTTCATGTGGCAGCTAAACGTACAGGCCAGGCTTTTCAGGCCTATGTAGCGCCGATGCTGCCAATTCCAAAAAACAGCCGCTGGGATGGACTTGTATACCTGCATGGGCTGTTACCGGAAAAGGCGGATGATACTGCCCTGAATCGTCTGGTTGTTACCAGCGGTGACTTTGGCTTGGCTTATCTCACTGAGCGTTGGGCAGCTCGCTTTGTGAGTGAGTTATTTCGTAACTATGTGGTCTGCTTCGTTGGCTACAGCATCAACGACCCGGTACTGCGCTACATGATGGATGCGCTTGCAGCAGATCGGAGGCTCGGTGAAGTCACACCACAAGTATGGGCACTGGGGGAGTGTGAGCCGGGGCAGGAGCACCGGAAAGCCATCGAGTGGGAGGCCAAAGGGGTCACTCCTATCCTTTACACCGTACCGGCGGGCTCCACTGATCATTCAGTGCTGCATCAAACGTTGCACGCTTGGGCAGATACTTATCGAGATGGTATACAGGGCAAAGAGGCTATAGTCGTCAAACATGCTCTGGCCCGCCCGCAGGACAGCACTCGTCAGGACGATTTCGTTGGTCGGATGTTGTGGGCCTTGTCAGATAAATCAGGTTTACCAGCAAAACGCTTTGCGGAACTCAATCCTGCACCGCCGCTGGATTGGTTATTGAAAGCTTTCTCGGACGAACGATTTAAATACAGCGATCTGCCACGCTTTTGTGTATCTCCGCATGTCGAAATTGACCCGAAACTCCGATTCAGTCTGGTTCAGCGTCCTGCGCCCTATGAGCTGGCCCCGCAGATGTCGCTGGTTTCTGGATGTGTCAGTGCTAGCAAATGGGATGACGTAATGTCCCATATAGCCCGTTGGCTAGTTCGTTATCTGGGCGACCCTAGGTTGATCATATGGATTGCTGAACGCGGCGGACAAATACACGACCGTTGGATGTTTCTGATTGAGAGCGAACTAGATCGCTTAGCAGCACTGATGCGGGAGCGTAAGACTTCTGAGTTAGATGAAATTCTCTTGCATTCCCCCCTGGCTATTCCTGGTCCACCTATGTCTACTTTATGGCGGCTTCTGCTTAGTGGTCGTGTGAAATCGCCATTGCAGAACCTGGATTTGTATCGTTGGCAAAACCGCTTAAAGAATGAAGGCTTGACGACTACATTGCGCTTGGAGTTACGCGAGTTGCTTTCTCCCAAGGTTATGTTGAGGCGGCCGTTTCGCTATAGTGAAGACGATTCGAGCAGCACTGATGAACCCTTGCGAATCAAGCAATTGGTGGATTGGGAGCTGGTGCTGACTGCTGATTACGTACGTTCAACCCTGTTCGACCTTGCTGACGAGTCATGGAAATCGTCCTTGCCATACCTGTTGGAAGATTTTCAGCAGTTGTTGCGTGATGCACTGGACTTGTTGCGGGAGTTGGGAGAGTCCGACGATCGTCACGACCGCTCGCATTGGGATTTGCCGTCCATCACTCCGCACTGGCAGAACCGGGGGTTCCGCGATTGGGTGAGCCTGATTGAATTACTTCGGGATTCATGGTTAGCCGTTCGAGCCAAAGACAGCGATCAGGCCTCGCGCATTGCTCAGAATTGGTTTGAGTTGCCATATCCCACCTTCAAACGTCTGGCACTGTTTGCCGCAAGCCAAGACAACTGCATACCACCTGAGCGGTGGGTTAATTGGTTGTTAGAGGACGGTTCATGGTGGTTGTGGGCCACGGATACTCGGCGAGAGGTATTCAGACTGTTTGTTTTGCAGGGACGACATCTGACAGGAATTGCACAAGAGCGTCTGGAAACTGCTATCTTGGCAGGGCCTCCGCGCGAGATGTACGAGGATAATTTGGAAGCAGACAGGTGGCATTATTTGGTGGCTCATTCCGTCTGGTTGTGTCTAGCGAAGCTCAGGGGAGCGGGCCTTGTTTTGGGAGAGTCTGCGGCTACACGTTTGACGGAAATATCCACAGCATACCCAAAATGGCAACTGGCAACCAACGAGCGTGATGAATTCTCTCACTGGATGAGCGGAACCGGTGATCCAGGCTTCGAGGAGAGTATAGATGTCGACATTGCGCCCCGTAAGTGGCAGGAATTAGTGCAATGGCTCGCAAAGCCTATGCCAGAAAGACTGCCTTTCTATGAGGACACTTGGAGTGATGTTTGCCGTACGCGCTTTTTTCACAGTCTGTATGCGTTACGTAAACTATCACAAGATGATGTGTGGCCTGTTGGTCGGTGGCGTGAAGCTCTGCAGACTTGGGCTGAACCAGGGATGATTATGCGTTCGTGGCGGTACGCCGCACCGTTGGTGCTTGACATGCCTGACGCAGTACTTCAGGAGATTTCCCACGCTGTCACTTGGTGGATGGAGGAGGCTTCGAAGACCATCCTCTGCCACGAGGAGATTCTACTGGCCCTTTGTCGTCGGGTTCTGATGATAGAAACAAGCCCAGAGTCTAGCACCATTCGAAACGGAATTGAGACCTATGATCCTGTTTCTACGGCGATCAATCATCCCATTGGGCATGTCACGCAATCACTGATCACCCTATGGTTCAAACAGAACCCGAATGACAATGATTTGCTTCCTGTTGAATTGAAAACACTTTTCACCAAATTGTGTAATGTACAGATAGAGCTATTCCGCCATGGTCGGGTGTTGCTGGGGTCGCGGCTGATCGCATTTTTTCGCGTAGATCGACCTTGGACCGAACAGTATCTATTGCCCTTGTTTGCTTGGAGTAATCCCGTCGAAGCAAAAGCTGTGTGGGAAGGCTTCCTCTGGTCGCCACGCCTGTATGAACCGTTGCTGATAGCTTTCAAGTCAGATTTTTTGGAGAGCGCCAATCACTATTCTGATCTTGGCGAGCACCGGCAGCAATTCGCTATTTTCCTGACTTATGCAGCTCTGGGCCCTACCGAGGGATATACCGTGGAGGAGTTCCGAACGGCAATTAGTGCTCTTCCACAAGAAGGTCTGGAGGTAGCCGCGCAGGCGTTATACCAGGCACTTGAAGGTGCGGGCGATCAGCGCGAGGAGTATTGGAAAAATCGTGTCCAGCCATTTTGGCAACAGGTTTGGCCAAAGTCCCGCAACTTGGCCACCCCACGCATATCCGAATCGTTGACTCGTATGGTGATTGCTGCCCGAGGTGAATTTCCGGCGGCTTTGGCAGTGGTGCAGGACTGGCTGCAACCGCTCGAACACCTTAGCTACGACGTTCGCCTTTTGCTAGAATCAGATATTTGCAGCCGATATCCTGCGGACGCTCTATCCCTGCTGAATGCCGTGATTGCCGAACAACACTGGGGGCCTCGAGAGTTGGGGCAATGCTTGCTTCAAATTGTTCAAGCTGCTCCACAACTGGAGCAAGATGTTCGTTATCAGCGATTAAATGAATATTCTCGAAGGCGCAGCGTGTGAAAGTGACAGGCGTTGGACAGTGCGAACTGTGGAGCCTAACAAGGTAAAGACACTCTAACTGATAATGCTGCGCCGCTCGTGCAATGCAATACAGTTTTTATCTAGCGGTGAATTATGGTGTTAAAAGTTAGCCCCTGACACAGGGTGGGTAGTTGGCTCTGTGTCATTGATGGGTATTAGTTCTGATATGAGCTAATACCCATCACTCAATAACTCCAGCAAACCTGTATATCTTGCGTGATGCCCATTTATTTGGGCAGGATTTAATATCAGGATCTGGAAAGTCAGGCCTGTATTTCTGGCCAGTTCTCCTGTTTACGCTGTTCCAGCGAAGAACGGTCGATACTGAAACGCCACAGAAGTCGGCGACTTGTTTAGTTGTCATTAAGTTGTTCATTACTTCACCTCCTGCGGTGGCTCCGGTAGCGGCATCCAGTGGGTTACTTTCGATGCCGGTTCTTCCCCATCGTCAGTAACTGCCCACCATTTGTTTCTCGACCAATCGTAATACCCGTAAGCGTCAACGGAGCACCGTATTGACGCTTATTTATTGGTGAGTACTACGTTCCATGGCAGGAGTTCATCAACTCGGTTGGAAGGCCATTCCGGCAGTACGCTCAGGATATGGCGCAGATACGCTTCCGGATCGATACCGTTCAGACGGCAGGTGCCGATCAGCCCGTACAACAGTGCTCCACGCTCGCCGCCGTGATCGCTGCCAAAGAACATAAAGTTTTTCTTTCCGAGACAGACTGCACGAAGCGCTCTTTCCGCAGCATTATTATCCGCCTCCGCCAGACCGTCATCACTGTAATAACAGAGGGCATCCCACTGATTCAGTACATAGCTGAACGCTTCGCCCAGTCTGGATTTTTTCGACAGCGTACCATTCTTCTCCACCATCCATTCATGCAGCGACGTCAGTAACACTTTGCTTCGCTGCTGCCTGACGGCAAGACGCTCTGACTCCGGTAATCCCCGTATTTCATCCTCGATGGCGTACAGTTCACTGATTCGCTTCAGTGCTTCTTCTGCCGTCGCACTTTTGCTGCTGATGTATACATCGTGGATTTTTCGCCGGGCATGGGCCCAGCACGCAACTTCTGTCAGTGCACCACCTTCACGTCCTGCACTGAACAACCTGTCGTAACCTGTGAACGCATCCGCCTGCAGGATACCCCGGAAGGGGCGGAGGTGTTGCTCCGGGTGTTTCCCCTGCCGGTTCGGCGAGTACGCGAACCAGACCGCTGGAGGAGATGACGAACCCACATTGCGATCATCCCGGACATACGTCCAGATACGCCCTGTTTTCGCCTTTTTCTGACCCGGTGCCAGTACCTTTACCGGTGTGTCATCAGTGTGAACCTTGCGGGTGTTCATTACATAACGGTACAGGGCATCATTCACCGGTGTCATTAACTGGCAGCACGCGTCAACCCAGTTGGAGAGTAAGGCCCGGCTCAGTTCGACACCCTGGCGGGCAAAGATTTCACTCTGACGATACAGTGGCAGATGTTCGCAGTATTTTCCCGTTAACACGCGGGCAAGTAATCCGGGGCCCGCGATACCACGCTCTATCGGGCGGGACGGCGCCGGTGCTTCAACAATACAGTCACATTTTGTACAGGCTTTTTTTACCCGTTCTGTGCGGATCACTTTCAGGGCACTGCTCACCAGTTCCAGCTGTTCAGCGCTGACTTCCCCCAGATAATCCAGCTCACCGCCACACTCCGGGCAACAGCTTTCTTCTGGCTCCAGGCGGTGTATTTCACGGGGAAGGTGTGCCGGTAACGGACGACGATGGCGCGACTGTCGCAACTGGCGGGGAACCTGAGGATCGTCTTCCCGCCCACTGTAACGATCGCTGTCCTGTTCACGTTGTTTCAGCAGAGCCTCAGCCAGTTCAACTTCACGACGCAGTTTTTCAGAACGGGTACCGAACAGCATCCGGCGCAGTTTTTCTATCTGAGCCCGCAGATGTTCTATTTCCCGTTCATCTTCTTCGATCTTTTCTTCGGCACGTGTCAGTGCAGAGCGCAGGAAGGCTTCCGTCTCTTCAACCAGACTCAGTTGCTGGTCTTTCTGACGGAGGGCTTCAGCCTGCTCAGAGAGCAACCTTTCCAGCTCTGCGATGCGAATGAGGTATTTCTGACTCATGACCGTTTTTATAATGCGGTCAGGAGTTTTTTACAACATTGTCAGTGAGTTACGGCTGGATGTTTTTGGCTGACGCCAGTCCAGCTTATCGAGGAGCATTGCCAGTTGCGAGCGGGTAATGGATACCTTGCCGTCACGTACCGCAGGCCAGATAAACTGGCCTTCCTCCAGGCGTTTGGTGAACAGGCACAGACCATCAGCATCAGCCCAAAGAATTTTGACGGTGTCACCCCGTCGGCCACGGAAGATAAACAGGTGACCGGAGAAGGGATTATCATTCAGCACATGTTGTACCTGTTCTCCCAGTCCGTTGAAGGATTTACGCATATCGGTAACGCCGGCAACGAGCCAGATACGGGTACCTGATGGGAGTGAGATCATCTTCCCCTCCCGGTCAGTTCACGGATCAACACTGTGAGCAGCTCTGGCGATGGATTTTCCAGCGTCATGTTGCCGTGACGGAATTCCACCTTGCAGGAACTGGCACTGACTCTGGTCTGAGTGGAAGTGGATAAAGACGGCGCAATGGCCGCCACAGGTTCTTTCTGCTCATCCGGCGTTATTTCTACAGGTAATAATTCAACGCCAGTGTCAGAAGAGGTCGTTACCGGAAGACGCCGCGAAACACGCCCTTCGTTCTGCCAGAGCCTGAGCCATTTGAAAATAACATTATCATTGACGCCATTTTCACGTGCAATCTGTGCAACACAAGCTCCAGGTTGTGATGCCAGTTCCACCATACGAAGTTTGAATTCATTCGAATAGTTTTTACGAGGTTCTTTTCGCCAGTCCTGTAATTCCATACTTAGATGTCCGTCTATATCAGATGGGCGTCTAAGTTACCAATTCTCGTCTGATGGCTACATACGGCGGTCAGTTTACGCTTACTAATACCCTTCGAAGGTATCGCACTCAGTCCAGCCGTAAGACTTACCCCAACACCAAACATACTGTTTATCGTTCGGCATTCGCTCACTACAGCTTATCCAACCATCCTGAGTTACCGGAGAGTTGCCCGACAGCTTGTTCAACTTGTAAGTCTGGCTTACAGGTTTGGCACCATGAAGCATGGTAGCGCGGCAGGCGTTCCAGCCTTCATCAAAACCGACTATGCCATTATTTAAAGACGGACGAGCATCTGGCACCACCAGTACTGGCTTGGCTATATATAGCGGCTGAACATACCAGCCCATTGATAACCAACTGTCAGCAATGTTTTTGCTCCTGGTTATTGCCGGAATACCTAAGCCATTGTCTGAATGCAGCCATGCCACCGGCTCCTCTTCCAGCGATGCCAGAGCAATTTCATAAGCACGGCGCTCAATATCGTCTCGAACCTCTAGGCTGCTGATTCGTTCTTTGATTTCTTTAATCAGTTCTTTATTGGTAAATGTGGTCATTATGCTCCAGCCTCCGGCGCTTTGGGCATTACTGCCCAGTGAGTGATATTGAAGTTTTCAAGGTCCCCGACCTGAAATGTCCACTGCCATTCTCCGGTTTCTTTTTGTCCCCAGGTGTACCAGAGAGAACGCCAGCCAATCAGCCAGCCTTCTCCATTAGCATCAAATAACAGAACACTTTCATTTGCTGGTGGCAGTTCAGTTGACACTGGTATTATTTTGTTTTCCAGTGCCGCACATTTAGCTTCAAGCGCGTCGAATTTACGTACCAGGTACTCAGCATTTGTTTCGTTCACTTTCAGATCTCGCGGTACACATTTCCCGCGAAGAAACCCTTCCATTTCGAAAACATTCATGCGCATTTGCGTAACTCCGATAAATCGTTAAAACGTTCCATAAACATCCCGTAGGCATGGCCCGGTGCCAGTGGAATCACGTTGAACATCTCTGTTGCCGGGATGCCTTCCAGTACAGGCCAGAAAGAGCCATCATCAAGCCCGAGATCGCGGCGTTCGGTTGCCAGCATGATGAGATCGGCATATTTCACGGGTGTACTCATAACCGGGGGTAACCCGTATTTCTCACGGATTACGGCGTCTATTTTTTCTTCCATCCGTTTATAGTCAGGAAGAAGGCGTTTCAGTGGTGCGGGAATGTCCTGGCAATACGCTTCTGTTGCATCATGCATTAACGCTTCAAAAGCAAATTCCTGCGGCACCAGCTGGCTGCAAAGAACCGCATGTTGGGCGACGCTGTAGAAGTGCGAAAGATGACCGGCAAAGCGACAGATATTTGAAAGGGAAACCGCGATATCGTTAATATCGATGTCGTCTTTATTTATCCTGTCATAATAAAAATGCTTCCCGGAAAAAGTTTTGATAAATGACATTTTGTTCTCCACGTATATGCGCTGCACCGCGCTGAATTCTGGTAAAAAGAATCCCTCACCATCCGGCGATTATTGAGTAAATTACGTTTCCATAAATGCCCCCGCAGGGGCATTTGCAGTAATGAAATCAGGCGGTGAAAGTACCAATAAAGGTTTCTACTTTGCTGTCCTTGAATTTCTCAACAAGCAGATCACGAAATTCGTTAGCCATTTCTTCCTGCACCGCCTCCAGCTGAATAATGCGCAGAACCAGTACAGGACGATCGCCAGTGATAATGCTGAGGCGTAATTTAAACGGACGTTCTTTCAGACCTTCAAACGGAACGCATTTAAATTCAAATGCCACTGGCATAATGTCTTTGGTCTTCGCTTCGACAGACTCCATCAGGGAGCGTTTGCCGCTGAAGTCATTATCTTCAAAATCAGCGGTCTGGTTTGCTTCAATCGTGATTTTACGGACTGCCGCAGCCGCTTTTGTTGCCTGAATAGCGTCACCATTAGCATCAAAGCCCACAAGGTAGTCGGCCCAGTCTTCAATCCATTCTGCCAGTGACTTCTGGGAGTTACGCTCGCCGTTAACAGACAACAGGGCAGAGAACGGTGCTGTCTTTTTCAGTTTGAGAGTGGCGGTGTTATCTGCGTGACCTGGTTCATCAATAGTACCCAGGTTAAGTACACTGACGGCACGCATATTATCAGCATCGATAAAGCAGCGGGTGCCTTCATCTGCAAGATCTTTAGAATAACGGGTAAAGTCATCGATGCTGGCAGTGGAAAGCGCACCACGGAAACGGAAGCGATTTAAATTAAATTTTTCCAGATCATGAATGCGGAAATTCTCAGGCAATGCCACAGCATCGGCACCAATATTACTGATAATTTCATTAACACCCTGAGCAGAAATAAGGGCATGGATTTGATTAATTGCGGTTGCGTCTAAGTTCTGAGACATAATAAGTCCTCACTATATAAAGATATTCAGTGATGAGATAAATAATCAGTTAATTAAGAACGATATTAATGACCTGCTGCGCGTAGTTTTCCGTCAGGTTCACCGGCAAGAGTCAGTAATTGTCCCTGGTCTTCCTGCAGAATAGTCAGGCGACCACCGCGATTGACATACATCGGCGTTTCGGTGGTGTCTTCTTCGGAAATTTTCCCGCGGTTAGTCGGGCGAACATATGAGAGTTTGTGTTTGATTTTCACACGGTTCTCATCAAATGGTTCGATTTCCAGGTTGAGTGAGACCTTACCTTTGGTTTTCGTGTTCATCACACCGGAAGCGACTTCACTGAGAACTGCGCCGATTTTGGTTTCAAATACGCCGCCGTCCAGCTCCCCGATAAATGCCTGCACATCAGTACTGCGTTCGCTAGCCATTTTGCTGCTCCTCATCATATCGACCCTGCAAGGTCGGTTGGTTTCTCCACAAAACAGAGAAGAACACCTGCGGTGGCAGCCGCCCGGATGGATTGGGTTATGAGCCCGTCGTCCGGTGATGCTCTTCTCTGTTTTGTAAAAAGAGCGGTACCAGCAGGAAGCAAGTGTACAAACTGGTACCGCCAAAGCAGTGGCTGTTGTGGTGGGGTTGTCACTCAGGCGTATGGTCAACCTGACAATCCGGTGTCCTCAACGGGGAAAGAGTAACCCCGCCATACTTACCGCCGCGCCATTTCGCGGATTACCACAACGCTGAGAGCACTTAGCCAGTTACGGCACCACACTTTGTCGCGGCTCTATAAATGCCCTCATCGTTGCACCCTGGTCTCTTCCCAGGCGTCAAACCGGATCGCCACGCTGGTTAGGCGTCTTATCAGCATCATCATTGACTTGCACATTCCGGCTACCTGGTTTGTTTGCCCGAGCAAGGAGTGGATTGTCCCCTTTAACGTCCCCAGACCGCTAACGACGCATGTGCCATACGCCGTGTTACAACCAAATTTTGTTAGTACCTTGTTTGTTTGTCTGGAAAGAAAGATAAAATGAAGTTGCGCATTATGCAAGTGCTTTTGTTGCGAGATATGCAATTTAAAGGGTAATGAAAAGCCACCTTTGGGTGGCTAATTGATGAGGAGGTAAGGGTTAATTGTGTCGCTTAAGGGTTTGTGACTGGCTGATTAAGACCTTTCCAAAGACCATAAACCGGTGTTCATTTTCGCTGGTAATTCCCCATTCACGGTAAATCTGGTTATCAGAAATCACCAGTAGTTTGTCAGGTATCATTTGCAGTCGTTTGACATAAATTTTATCATCAAAACCAAATACATAGATACCATCTCCATCAAACTGATTGATACTGACATCAACGAAGATGAGATCTCCTGGCTCAATGGCTGGACACATACTGTCCCCACGAACGTTGATAACTTTAATGTGATTGGCTGGCCGTCCGCCAAACATCGATACAGCATTATCAGTTCTGTATTCAATGGCATGAATCACATCAATGACATCACCGCCCTGGATAAGGCCATTTCCCGCACTGGCACTGACATCCAGCATTTCAATACGGAATACATCCTTCACCTGCGCAACATCCTCACTAATACTGTTTTTACATACAGTATTACTTTTGAAGTCTGAGGTAAAGAGATCAGCAATATCAACACCTAAGCTCTTGGCAATATTACTCAGGGCTTGTTCAGTGAATTGTTTCTGCTTACCTGTTTCCAGGCGTGAGATATTCGCCGCATCCACTCCTATTGCTTCAGCGAGATCGGCGATTTTCATGTTCTTCGCCTGGCGAAGTTGTCTGACTCGGTTTCCTATGTTCATGCGTTTATTACATTTCTTTATTGCGCGTTAAGCAAATCAACTTGCGCAAAATATTTGCGTGAAATAATATGCTCATCACGCAATATGTGGAGGTCATATGCAATCACCATTACGGAATGTGCGTAAGGCGCACGGATTTACTTTGCAGCATGTTGCTGCTGGCGTTCAGGTCAATCCAGCGACGCTGAGTCGTATTGAAAGACTGGAACAAATTCCATCTATCGATCTTGCAGAACGTCTGGCCAATTTTTTTAAGGGTGAAATCAGCGAAATGCAGATTCTTTATCCGGCACGTTTTCAATCTAGCCAAAACCAGAATGGGTTTAAACCACAGGAACAGGAGGTAAGCCGTGGGTAATCATCACTGGAAAGTGGAAAAACAGCCTGAGTGGTACGTGAAAGCTGTCAGAAAAACTATCGCGGCGTTGCCGGGTGGTTACGCTGAAGCGGCTGACTGGCTCGATGTAACAGAAAACGCTTTATTCAACCGCCTTCGTGCAGATGGCGATCAGATTTTCCCGCTGGGATGGGCAATGGTTTTACAGCGTGCTGGTGGCACTCACTTCATTGCTGATGCTGTGGCGCAGTCTGCAAATGGCGTCTTTGTGTCTCTTCCTGACGTCGAGGATGTGGACAACGCCGATATTAACCAGCGTCTGCTGGAAGTCATTGAACAGATCGGCAGTTATTCAAAACAGATTCGTTCAGCAATCGAAGACGGCGTAGTGGAACCGCATGAGAAGACAGCAATTAACGACGAGCTGTATCTCTCAATTTCGAAGCTGCAGGAGCATGCAGCACTTGTCTACAAAATTTTTTGCATTTCAGAAAGTAATGACGCCCGCGAGTGTGCAGCTCCGGGCGTCGTGGCGTCGATTGCTTCTGGTTGTGGAGAAACTAACGCATGAACAGTTTAACAACACACTACCGTCGCTCGCAACTGATTGCGCTTCCTGTACCGGGTGGAAAAGCGAAGGTGGAATATTGCTATGCAGTGAATGTACCAGGTGATAGGGAAATTGTAACCCACAGCTTTGCAGAGTGGGCTGTGGGTGATTTCAACCGGCAGAAGGAGACAGTCCTTTGCGACAAGTTAACCGCTGGTTCAAAGATCACTACGGAGTGCCCGTCAGAGTCATTCGTTGGGAGCCGGAAACACAACGGGTTATCTACCTCCGCGAAGGTTATGAGCATGAATGCTTCAGTCCGCTCGAACAGTTTCGTCGTAAATTCAGGGAAATAGAGGTCGGTCATGAGCACTAAATTAACCGGCTATGTATGGGATGGTTGCGCTGCGTCAGGCATGAAGTTATCCAGCGTGGCAATTATGGCCCGCCTGGCTGATTTCAGTAATGACGAAGGTGTGTGCTGGCCATCAATTGAAACCATTGCCCGCCAGATTGGCGCGGGGATGAGCACCGTCAGAACGGCTATCGCACGGCTGGAAGCAGAAGGCTGGTTAACGCGTAAGGCGCGTCGCCAGGGTAACCGCAATGCGTCGAATGTTTATCAGCTTAACGTTGCGAAGCTTCAGGCAGCGGCATTTTCTCAACTGTCAGATTCTGACCCGTCAAAATCTGACGCATCAAAATCTGACGCATCAAAATCTGACCCGTCAAAATTTGATGCGTCGAAATCTGGCAAAAAAGCGGGTTTTCACCCGTCAGAATCTGGCGGGGATCCGTCAGTAAAATCAAAACATGATCCGTCAGATAAAAAACCTTCTCGTCCGGACGCTTCGCAACCGGACACGCAGACGGCTGAAAAGGATTTTTTAACTCGCCATCCTGATGCGGTTGTATTCAGCCCTAAAAAGCGCCAGTGGGGAACGCAGGATGATTTGACCTGCGCACAGTGGCTCTGGAAAAAAATCATTGCCCTGTACGAGCAGGCCGCCGAATGTGACGGCGAGGTGGTTCGTCCCAAAGAACCGAACTGGACAGCCTGGGCAAACGAAATTCGCCTGATGTGTGTGCAGGATGGTCGTACTCACAAACAAATCTGCGAGATGTACAGCCGCGTCAGCCGCGATCCGTTCTGGTGCCGTAACGTGCTCAGCCCGTCGAAGCTGCGGGAAAAATGGGATGAGCTTTCCCTGCGCTTATCGCCGTCCGTCAGCACGTACACAGAAAAACGCGAAGACCCGTACTTCAAAGCCAGTTAACCGGATCCGCGATCTGGACAACTATAACAAGGCGCTGTTTGACGCCCTGACCCACGCGGGTGTGTGGGAAGACGACAGACAGGTGAAAAGAATGCTGGTGGAGTGGGGACCGGTTATCCGCCTGACGGCTAATCAGGCATATCACCAGATGGTGAAGCTGGGGATCGTCGAGCAGCGCGAACGATACAGCCGTACCGCGATTAACAACATCAAAAAATTCTGGTCGCTGACAGCGAAAGGCTGCATGTTCGGTAAGAACATCACCAGTCCCGCAAATCCGCGCGAGACGCAGCCGCATTTCTTCGAATCCCGATTCCCTGAGCTGTTAAAGCTGCTCGATACCGTTCATTGAGGTGACCGTGAGAGCACTACTGACCCCTGAAATTGCCCCGCGTATGGGGATCGTATTGTTCAGGCCAGGTTCAGAGCTGATGCCCCTGTTTATGCAGGGGCGTGTCCTGCTGGAGCCTGAGCCGGAGCGTTATTCATCTTTCGCCAGTGGTGCCGTTCCGGCGGCATCACAACTGCTGGCGGATGATCCTGCCGTTCGGGCCGTGTTCCGCGATGAGGCAGTGATCCGTCGTGCTGGTGGCGTGGAATGTCTTGAAAGCTGGTTACTTCGTGAAAAAGGCTGCCAGTGGCCTCATTCCGACTGGCACAGCGAGAACATGACCACAATGCGACACGCTCCGGGTGCAATCCGTCTGTGCTGGCACTGCGATAACCAGCTGCGCGATCAGTTCACGGAACGGCTGGAATCAATGGCAACGGATAACTGTGCCCGCTGGGTGTTGTCTGTTGTGCGTCGGGATCTCGGTTTTGATGACAGTCACGTTGTGACAATGCCGGAACTGTGCTGGTGGCTGATTCGTAATGATCTGGCGGATGCCTTACCGGAAAGTGCAGCCCGTAAGGCACTGAGATTACCGAAGCCTGTTGTGCCGTCTGTTACCCGGGAAAGTGACCTTGTGCCTTCGGTTCCTGCCACCAGCATCATCCAGGATAAGGCGAAAAAGGTGCTGGCGCTGAAAGTGGATCCGGAGTCGCCGGAGTCTTTTATGTTACGCCCAAAACGTCGCCGCTGGGTTAATGAAAAGTACACGCGCTGGGTTATGACACAGCCGTGTGCATGTTGTGGAAAGCCCGCTGATGATCCCCACCACCTGATAGGTCACGGTCAGGGTGGAATGGGAACAAAAGCGCATGACCTTTTTGTGTTGCCTTTGTGCAGAAAGCATCACGACGAGCTGCATGCGGATACCGTGGCATTTGAAGAGAAGTATGGCTCCCAGCTGGAGCTGATATTTCGTTTTATCGATCGTGCGCTGGCAATTGGCGTGCTGGCCTGATTTTGTGGAGAAAGTTGATGCGTGATATTCAAATGGTTCTTGAACGTTGGGGGGCATGGGTGGCAAATAATCACGAGGATGTCACCTGGTCGTCTATTGCTGCAGGATTTAAAGGACTAATCCCTTCAAAAGTAAAATCCCGCCCGCAATGTTGTGACGATGACGCGATGATCATTTGTGGATGCATGGCTCGCCTGAAGCGGAAGAAACAAAAAACAGCCTGATGCAGGTAGCCAGTGAGCATATCGCGCCACTTCAGGATGCTGCAGATCTGGAAATCGCAACGGAGGAAGAAACCTCGTTGCTGGAAGTCTGGAAGAAGTATCGGGTGTTGCTGAACCGTGTTGATACATCAACTGCACCTGATATTGAGTGGCCTGCTGTCCCTGTTATGGAGTAATCGTTTTGTGATATGCCGCAGAAACGTTGTATGAAATAACGTTCTGCGGTTAGTTATTATATTGTAAAACTGAGTATTGGTTTATTTGGCGATTATTATCTTCAGGAGAATAATGGAAGTTCTATGACTCAATTGTTCATAGTGTTTACATCACCGCCAATTGCTTTTAAGACTGAACGCATGAAATATGGTTTTTCGTCATGTTTTGAGTCTGCTGTTAATATTTCTAAAGTCGGTTTTTTTTCTTCATTTTCTCTAACTATTTTCCATGAAATACATTTTTGATTATTATTTGAATCAATTCCAATTACCTGAAGTCTTTCATCTATAATTGGCATTGTATGTATTGGTTTATTGGAGTTGATGCTTGCTTTTCTGAGCCATAGCTCTGATATCCAAATGAAGCCATAGGCATTTGTTATTTTGGCTCTGTCAGCTGCATAACGCCAAAAAATATATTTATCTGCTTGATCTTCAAATGTTGTATTGATTAAATCAATTGGATGGAATTGTTTATCATAAAAAATTAATGTTTGAATGTGATAACCGTCCTTTAAAAAAGTCGTTTCTGCAAGCTTGGCTGTATAGTCAACTAACTCTTCTGTCGAAGTGATATTTTTAGGCTTATCTACCAGTTTTAGACGCTCTTTAATATCTTCAGGAATTATTTTATTATCATATTGTATCATGCTAAATGACAATTTGCTTATGGAGTAATCTTTTAATTTTAAATAAGTTATTCTCCTGGCTTCATCAAATAAAGAGTCGAATGATGTTGGCGAAATCACATCGTCACCCATTGGATTGTTTATTTGTATGCCAAGAGAGTTACAGCAGTTATACATTCTGCCATAGATTATAGCTAAGGCATGTAATAATTCGTAATCTTTTAGCGTATTAGCGACCCATCGTCTTTCTGATTTAATAATAGATGATTCAGTTAAATATGAAGGTAATTTCTTTTGTGCAAGTCTGACTAACTTTTTTATACCAATGTTTAACATACTTTCATTTGTAATAAACTCAATGTCATTTTCTTCAATGTAAGATGAAATAAGAGTAGCCTTTGCCTCGCTATACATTTCTAAATCGCCTTGTTTTTCTATCGTATTGCGAGAATTTTTAGCCCAAGCCATTAATGGATCATTTTTCCATTTTTCAATAACATTATTGTTATACCAAATGTCATATCCTATAATCTGGTTTTTGTTTTTTTGAATAATAAATGTTACTGTTCTTGCGGTTTGGAGGAATTGATTCAAATTCAAGCGGAATAATTCAGGGTCAAAATATGTATCAATGCAGCATTTGAGCAAGTGCGATAAATCTTTAAGTCTTCTTTCCCATGGTTTTTTAGTCAT